AGTGCGGCGGGAAATACTGCAACGGCTTCCCCGCAGAACCCGCAGAGGAAACCGTCCGCATGGCCGATGAGATACGCCGCCGGGCAGGGGTTCCCCTGAATGTGAATTCCGGTGTGCGGTGCAAGCGGCACAACGCCGAAGTGGGCGGAGTATCCAACTCCCTGCACACCACGGGACAGGCCGTAGACCTCTCAGGGGCTATCTCCCCGGAGAAACTGTATGCCATAGCGCAGGAGGTACAGGCCGAGAAAATCCCTGGGCGGGGCGGTCTGGGGCTGTACGGATGGGGCATTCACGAGGACAACGGGAAGTACAGCCGGTGGAGTGGCTGAGAAAGAAGGAACGAGATGAACGAATTGGTAAAAACTGCCGTTACGATTCTAATCACGCTGATCGGGTCGGCGGGCTTCTGGAGCTATCTGGATGCCCGCCGGACAAAGAAAAGCGCAAGCACTCGCCTCTTGATAGGAATCGCCCACGATAGAATCACATTTCTTGGCATGAAATACGTGGAGCGCGGGTATATCACCAGTGATGAGTACGAGAACCTGAACGATTATCTTTATGCGCCATATGCAGAAGCCGGAGGCAACGGCTCTGCGAAACGTGTAATGGAGGAAGTGCGGAAACTTCCGCTGCATAATTAAAGGAGGAAAACAAAATGTACGAACTGAAAGACACCATCGAAGGCATGACAAGCGCTGACTATAAGGAGCGCTTTAAGGCCGAGTACCAGCAGGTAAAAATCCGGTACGACAAACTGGACGCAATGACCGTGAAGTACGAGGCGGGAACGTTGCCGTTCACCCCCAACTGCTCGCTCGATCTTCTGAAAGAGCAGAAGAAGCACATGGGGAATTACATCCGTTGCCTGAAAATCCGCGCTGAGATCGAGGGCATTACGCTTTAAGGAGGAAAACAAAATGATTAACTGGGTTGTACGTATCAAAAACAAGAACTTCTGGCTGGCAGCGATTCCCGCGCTGCTTCTGCTGGTGCAGACGGTGGCCGCCCTGTTCGGCTTTACGCTGGACTTGGGCGAAATCGGCGACAAGCTGCTGGCCGTGGTGAACGCCGTGTTTGCCCTGCTGGTGATTCTGGGCGTGGTCAATGATCCTACCACCGCCGGTATCGCTGACAGTAAACAGGCAAGAACCTACAGTTCCCCAAAGGAGGACTGATGTGATAAGTGGATAAAGTCCGATGGAATCGGGTGATTCTGGATGAGTTCTGCTCTCTGGCGATTCTTACGCCGTTGGAGGAAAAGATCATCCGCACCCGAGCCGCCGGATGGAGCCGTGTACAGCAGTGCCACGCTTACGGCATGTCCCTTGCCACATTAGATAGGTACATTAGGAAGTTGAAAAACTCCTATAACAGTGTGCAGGAGTATAGCTACATACTCCCAAAAAACATAGACTTCTGATAGCTTTTTGAAGGATATGTGATTGTAAGTCGGTAGGGAAACGAGAGTTTCCCTACCGATTTTTTTGTTATTCTATAGGCAGGAAGGGGGCGTTGCCTATGGCTGAATTTCAAAGCTTTAATCCCAATCCCCGCGCCGCGAAAGTCGGCGATTGTGCAGTCAGAGCTGTGGCAAAGGCTCTTGGAATTGACTGGTATCAATCATACGTTGAGCTGGCCAGCGAGGGGCTGACCCAATGCGATATGCCTAGCGCAAATAACGTATGGGGCGCGGTGTTACGGCGGCACGGATTCAGGCGGGCGGCAATGCCGGCGGAATGCCCGGACTGCTACACCGTAGGCGATTTTATCCGGGAATACCCTGACGGGATCTACGTTGTCGCGCTGAAAAACCACGTTGTTGCCGTGGAAAACGGCGTTTTGTACGATACTTGGAACTCAATGGACGAAAATCCTATCTATTTTTGGAGGCGTGAATGATGGCAAACCCTTATATGCAACCCAACTACCAATCCGGCTATTTTCAGCCCAACTATTTCCAGCCGCAAATGCCAATTGGGCAACCGCAGATGCCCGCACAACCCCAACAGCCGCCCCTTGATGACCGAATTTGGGTAGCTTCGGAATCTGCGGCGGAGGCGTTTATCGTCACGGCAAACGGATTTGTGCGGCTCTGGGACAGCAACAAGCCTGTATTCTACGAAAAGCGGACGGACGCGCAAGGGCGACCAATGCCGATTGTAGCGTATGAATACAAAATCCGGGACGCAGGAGCTACTCCGGAGGCAGTCAGCGCAGGATTTGAGCAGCGGCTTTCCGCTGTAGAGGAACGGCTGAACCAGCTGACGGATGGAAAACGCGATGCCAAGAAAACGGAGGTAAAACGCAATGATGCCTAATCCTATGCAGATGATTTCCCAATTCCCCCAATTTATGCAGCAGATGAGGGGGCAAGACCCGCAGCAGCTGCTTAATCAGCTTGTACAGAGCGGGCGTGTAAACCAGCAGCAGCTTAACCAAGCCCAGCAAATGGCACAGCAGATGCAGGGGCAGTTTGAGCAATTCCGGGGCATGTTCGGCTTCGGAGCGCCTAGAAGGTAAACAATAATCTGGCCAGATTTTGTTATATTTTTCATCTTTTGAAAGGAGAACAAAATGAGTATTACAGCAAGTGAAATGACCCCCGCTGATATCAGAGCTGTCACCGATGGCAACAACGGCGGCTATGGTGGATGCTGGGGCGGCGAATGGTTCATCTGGATTGTCCTGTTCGCCGTATTGTTTGGCTGGGGCGGCAACAGCTGGGGTGGAGGCTTCGGCGGTCGTGGTTCCGGCGCTGGCGTGGTGGACGGGTATGTTCTCGCGTCCGATTTTTCCAACATCGAGCGGAAAATTGACGGTGTGAACAACGGTGTCTGCGACGGCTTCTATGCCATGAATACCGGGATGCTCAATGGGTTTGCAGGCGTGAACCAGAATATCAGCAACGGTTTCCAGGCGGCGGAGCTTTCCCGGTGCAACCAGCAGGCGGCTTTGATGCAGCAGCTTTTCCAGATGCAGATGGCAAATCAGGAGTGCTGCTGCGAAAACCGCGCCGCTATCCAGGGCGTGAACTACAATCTGGCTACCCAGAGCTGCGACACCCGGAACACCATCCAGAACACCACCCGTGATATCATCGATGCCATGAACTGCGGATTCCGCTCCATTGACCAGCGGCTTACCGCCCAGGAGCTGGCGGCGAAAGACCAGAAAATCGCCGATCAGAATCAGCAGCTGTTTATGGCGCAGCTGGCTGCCTCCCAGAATGCCCAGAATCTCACGATCAAGGGCTACGTGGCTGACCAGTTCGCCTACTACAATCCCCGCCCGGTCCCCGCTTATCAGGTGCAGAATCCCAACTGCTGCTACGGTAACGGCTACGGCTGCGGCTGCGGGAACGTAGCGTAAGGAGGGGGTAGCATGGCGGTTGAACTTACTGCGAACGCTGTCCAGGCGGTGCCCGCCGGACAAAACGTGCTGTTTACCGATACGCCGGTGAAATGCGGCCGGGGGTATGTTGTTCACCGTGACGGGGCTGGCCTTGTCACCCTGCGGGGCATTTGTAACGGCTGTTCCCCGATTGCGCGGTATCGCGTGCTTTTCGTGGGAAATATCTCCGTGCCTACCGGCGGAACCGCTGGGGCTATCAGCGTAGCGCTGGCGCTGGGCGGTGAGGCGATTCCCACCACTACGGCGACGGCAACACCCGCCGCCGTGGGAGACGCATTCAACGTGGCGACCTCCGCGTTTGTGGATGTCCCCCGTGGGTGCTGCGTAGCGTTATCCGTGCGCAATGTCTCCGCGCAGGCAATCGATGTTGCCAATGCCAATCTGATGATTGAGCGCGTGGCCTAGGAGGTGAAATTATGAAGCACTGGGAACAGCTGAGAGATACACTGTGCCGGGAACTGGACGAAATCGCCGAAAAAGGCGAACTGTCCGCCGGTGATCTGGAAACCGTGGACAAGCTGACGCACACCATGAAGAATCTGGATAAGATCATGATGGGCGAAGGATACAGTAACGCCGGGGACTGGTACGCCATGGGCAACTATGGACGGGATGGCTACAGATCCGATTATCGCGACGGCGTGAGCTATCGAGGCCGTAAACGCGATAGCATGGGACGCTACAGCCGCGCAGACGCCAAGGAAGATATGGTGGATAAGCTGCGGCGTATGATTGATGAAGCGCCGGATAGCCGGACGCGAGAGGCTCTAGAAAAGGCCGCCCGTTGTATGGAGGAGTAAAAATGTTGGCAGAGCGGGATTTGCTGGAAACAATCGAAGAATGTAAAGCAGTGAAGCGCCCGACAGCGGCGACATGCCAGCTGATGGCCTCATGCTATACCATTCTAGATCACCTGTTTCCGGAATATTCCCGCTCTGCTGATGCTTCTCCCGCAAGTTTGTATTCCTCCGCTCCTGCGCCACAAAATGATGAAATATTTGGGAGCGAGTTTGCAATTGCCGCAAATTCAGCGGGAATGAAACGGCTATTAGAAGTGATGGACGAACACATGGAGTGCATTCGGCTGATATACCCCAGAGAATACGCGGCGATTATGCGGCGGCTCAGAGAATGAGCGGCAAAATTCCGTTGCCAATCCGTTGCCAATTTGCACCATAAAAACGTACCGCACGCGGGAAAATATTAAAAACTGTGGTAATACTTTCTCGTAGAATAAGTTTGAAGAACGTGGGAATATAGCTGATAAAGCAATAAAAAAGCCCTAGAATTGATTTCTAGGGCTTTTTCTGCATGGTGACCCGTACGGGAATCGAACCCATGTTACCGCCGTGAAAGGGCGGTGTCTTAACCGCTTGACCAACGGGCCTGGTAGCGGCAATCTGATTCGAACAGATGACATACCGGGTATGAACCGGCTACTCTACCAACTGAGTTATGCCGCCATGTGGTCAAAGGATTTCGGCACCGCCGAAATCAGCTTCATTATTGTATCCGAACAGGCGGTCATTGTCAAGACATTTTTTCGTTTTTTTGCTGGAATTTTTGGCAATACTTCCTCCGAGGTGAAAATACATGGCTTTTCTCAAGAAATGTCTGCTCTTCTGCATCGGCGGCGGGGCTTACGTGGGGTTGGAGCTGCTCTGGCGGGGGTACAGCCATATCAGCATGTTCGCGGCGGGCGGGGTGTGCTTTCTGCTCATCGGGCAACTCGGGCAGGTTCAGCCCGTTCTGCCCTGGCCGCTTCGGGCGGTTATAGGCGCGGGGATCATCACCATGGTGGAGCTGGCGGCGGGACTGCTGGTGAACCAGCACTACCAGATCTGGGACTACCGCGGCCGCCCCGGGAATTTTCTGGGGCAGATATGCCCCGCCTTTACCCTGATGGCCATGGGATTGTACCGGTGGCTGGACTGGCGACTTGACCGGATGCTTGGCGTGTAGAGACGGATATGCCCCCGTCCATTTGATGGGTGGTCGTAAGTAGTGAATGGAGCGTATCAACATGCTATGCAGCCCCTTGGCTCTCCCTCTGGGAGAGCTGTCACCGAAGGTGACTGAGAGGGCGTTGCAGTCTCGTATCCCCTCTCCGTCTTCGCGTTGCTCAGCCACCTCTCCCACAGGGAGAGGCAAGTGGTGCAGGTCAATTATCCCACTGTGCCTGTTGACGGTCTAATGCCCCCGCCCAAAAGGGCGGGGGCATATCGGTTATTTGTCGTATTCGGGGGAAAGCGGCGTCACGACGGGGGTGCCGTCGGGCTTTAAGAGGGGCGTCAGCCCGCCGCCGTAGCCGCCGCTGGACTGCCACAGGTAATTCACGCCGGTCTCCCTGTCCACCCAGATCTGCACAATCGTGGTGAAGCTGCTTCCCTGGGAGTAGACCTTCACGAAACGGTCGCCCTGCCTTGCCATAATTTACTCCTTCGTGCCTTCCACAATGCCGTTTGCCAGACCCACCAGACCCTGCATCTCGGAGGGAATGATGATCTTGGTGGCCTTGCCGTCGGCGACCTTCTGCATGGCCTCGATGGACTTCAGCTTGATGACCTGATCGCTGGGGGCGGACTTGTTCAGCATTTCCAGAGAATCGGCAAGCGCCTGCTGCACCTTGCGGATGGCTTCGGCTTCGCCCTCAGCCTTCAGAATGGCGGCCTGCTTCTCGGCGTCGGCGCGGAGAATGGCGGATTCCTTTTCGCCCTCGGCAATGAGGATGGCGGACTTCTTCTGGCCTTCCGCCTGCAGGATCGCCTGACGGCGGTCACGCTCGGCCTTCATCTGCTTCTCCATGGAGTTCTGGATGTCCTGCGGCGGCAGGATGTTTTTCAGCTCCACGCGGTTGACCTTGATGCCCCACGGGTCAGTGGCCTCGTCCAGGATGGAACGCATTTTGGTGTTGACCACATCACGGGAGGTCAGGGTCTGATCCAGTTCCAGATCGCCGATGATGTTACGCAGGGTGGTAGCCGTCAGGGTCTCCATGGCCGCCATGGGCTGCTCCACGCCGTAGGCGTACAGCTTGGGGTCGGTGATCTGGAAATACACGACGGTGTCGATCTGCATGGTGACATTATCCTTGGTGATAACGGGCTGAGGAGGATAGTCCAGAACCTGCTCCTTCAGGCTGACCCGGCGGGCAATGCGGTCAATGAAGGGGACCTTGAAGTGCATACCCACGCCCCACACGCTGTGGAACGCGCCCAGACGCTCAATGACGTAAGCCCGGGACTGCTGGACAACAGAAATGTTGGTAATGACGACAATGAACGCGATCACGATGATTGCTAAAATCACAAAACCCATAGTAAAACCTCCATGTAATGATTGATTCTCTTCCTAACGATTTCAGACGGTGACGGCAGCCTCTACAGGGGTCACATAGACCTTCACGCCTTCCACTCTGTCCACCCGGACTTCGGTTCCCACGCTGATGGGGTCGCCGGAGGTGCTTCTGGCCGTCCACTCCATGCCGCCCAGCTTTACCTGACCCCGTGCCTCCACATTGTCAATATCCGCCGTGACGCGGCCAACGGAGCCGACGACGGAGTCCACATTGGTGGCCGTGACCTTGGAATTCAGGAATTTCTTTGCCAGCGGCCACAGCAGCGCCAGCAGAACGCCGGATACCACCACGAACAGCGTGATCTGCAGCCACACCGGCGCGCCCAGTGCGGCGCACAGCAGCGCGACCAGCGCTCCCAGCGCAAACCATATGGAAACCAGATGGATCGGGCAGGCCGCCTCAGCGATCAGGAACACCACCAGCAGCACCAGCCAGAAAAAAGCAGCCGATTTCATATCGTAATCTCCTTTCCATGATAGTGACTTCATTGTATCAGAGATACGGTGAAGTGTCAACAGACTTTCCGGGATGCGCCCTTTGCCGTGATGTCTGTTCACGTCCTTATTATACCCCCTGCGCGGGGAAGCGTCCATAGCGGCAGCGGCAAAATAGACGGGGCTATTTCCACTCAAAAAGAAAAATAGCGGCGCAGGCAAATGGGGTGCATTTCTATACCGCCCAAGCACCCCTTGCCTCTCCCTTTGGGAGAGGTGGCTGAGCGAAGCGAAGACGGAGAGGGGAAATGGGTGCGGAAAGCCCGCTCAGTCACCTTCGGTGACAGCTCTCCCAGAGGGAGAGCCAAGGGGCTGGATATGTTGGCGCAAGAAATGGAGCATATCGATACCGATACGCTCCATCCACTGTTTTTACGGCCGCCCATTCAATCTTCCGGCGCTTACGTTATTTCTGCTTTCTCGCCCGGTATGCCTCCGGGTCGATGATGCCGTTTGCCAGCATTTTCTCCGCCCAGAGCTGCAGGGCTTCCACTGTTACGGAAATTTTCTCCAATTCCTCCTGAATCCGGATGAAATCGTCGATTTCCTCCCCCTCAATTTTGCCGTCTGCCGTGATTTCGATCAGGCGCTCCTTTTCCCGGTTGACGCAGTTCAAGGACGCCAGCATCTCCAGCACGATTGCCGACAGCTCCTTCATCTCGATCTCCGGCACATACGCCTGCCCGATGGGGCACTGGTTGGAGCAGTAGTAATTGCACAGGGAGGGACGGCGGTATTTTGCCGCCATGGTCAGCACCTCGTCGGGGTGGGGGAGGGATTTCCCGCTTTCGATCTTCTCGATGCGCTCCGGCGTGACGGCTTCCAGAAGCTCGCTGGCTTTTTCTCTGGAAAGCCCCAGTTCCTCCCGGACGAGCTGGTAACGGTTCTTGTTGCTTTTTGTAGACGCTCTTCCCATGGCGCGGCCTCCTTACCCTTTTCCGTCATTTTAGGAAAGACGGCGGCGTTTGTCAATGGGTATCTGGCAAAGAACCGGAACAGTTTCTTTACCGAATTTTTGCCAGCATACCAAACTTTTCCAGATGCGGGGT